CTTATCCGCCATGTTCTGACCGATCTGCTTGCCCAGCCTATCCTTATCAACGTTTTGGAAAATCCGCATGGGGTTTTCGTCTTCAGCGTTTCTAAATACCTCAAGCAACTTAAGATCAGGGTTATATTTCAGCTTGTCTGCATAGTTGCGTAGGCTGTAGCGCTGGATATGCACCTCGCCATTGGTCAGACCAATGCCCTCTTTGCCCTCTTGGGCGGCCTTGATCAAGAAGCGATTCATGACCGGCTGATACCAATTGTTCTTAAATGGGTTTTCAGGGGTTATCTTAGCCTCGAGCGAGTTTCTAAACCGCTCTACTTTGCTCCTTTGCTCTTTGGCATCCTCTAACTTAGCTAAAAGCTCCAGGGAATTATCTTCGGCAGTCCGCCCGTAATATGCTCGAGACGCCTGTTCCATTTTCTCTGTGAGCTGGTTGAGCACTTGATTAGCCTTTTTGAGCTCATTCCTATATCGGGTAGCCGTTTCCGGGTTGTCATAACCCTGCTTCGCTCCCTTAATTGCCCAGTCAGACTGGACTTCTTCAGCAAACAAAATAGGCTTACCGTCAACCACGCGGTCCGTCATGCGTATCGACCCGAAGGTGTTCGTTGCATCCTCATAATGCGAAGCGGGTGGGACGAACGAAGGTTCTCCTTCTCTCGTGGGTAGCTTAAACAGCACCTCACGATAGTTTTCTCCGCCAGGAAGCGTTAGCTGGTTATGCTTGACCTTTGAATCCTCAAGCGCAATGTCGTCAATGTACTGATCAAGGTAGTCATTTTCGCGCCGGAACCAGTCATCAAGCTCGTCGGGAAGTACTTCAAACCCATCACGGTCATTGAAACTGCGCATGTCACCATACGTAAACGCCTCTTGCAGCTCGTCTCGTTGCTCCTTGAGGGCGTTGTAACCAGCCTCTTTAACTTGATCAAGATTGGCGTACCGACGATTAAAAAAGTCTCTAGACAAATAAGGGAACTCTGAACCCATGGTTTTTCTGCTCAGGCTGTCAATCGGAGCCCCAGCAAATGACCGCTCGTCCTCAATCAAATTAACCCGGTTCTTCTCGAGATATCCCTGGATGTCGTCGCGCGTCACCTTGCCTGCGCTCTTCAAGAACTCATCAAGGCCGGTTGCCTTAATCTCAGCCTGCGGTACGCCCTGGGCCTTGTTCAACTGCGCAAGCAACTGCTCCCCAGTGCCCCTGGCCTGCAGCTTGTCCACCGCTTCCGAAAGCCTCGAGGACATGCCCAACGGATCCAACGTAATCGCACCTGTCGGTGGCTCTTGAGCAAGCTCATACGACCGCATGGCAGCCCTGGCTGAACCGGGGGCGGGCAGCGGCATCGTCAAAAATTGCGGCATCATTGGGATCTTGGCCTGTTCAACCTTTTCCCCGACAAAATCCATAATATCCCGCGCTTGTTGCGTCTTTGGCTCACCCGTAATCTGGCCCATCATCCGCTCGGCCTCAGATCGCGCCTCCGATACACCTTCCTTCGTGCCAAACTTGTCGCTTGTTAAGCCCTTATACAGGCCATACGCAGGACCAGCCACAGCACCTACGGTGCCTCGAATGGCCATATTCGCAAAATCTAACGGTACGTCAATCGCCTGCCGGATCTCAGGGGGCAAAATCCCTGGGCTTGTTCCTTGGTCCGTGGGCAGTGTGCCGGTAAACATCTCATCGGTCACCTCACCGCCGTCTGCATATCCGGACATTTTTAGCCGACGTACACCAGAGGACGACGACCCGACTGGGCCGCCGTCAGAAAACTTTTTTACGGGGGGTGCTCCCATGGTATTGAGCATCTGCCTGGACTGGCTCTCCCGCTGTATCGCACTCTGCTGGTTACGCAAGAGTTGGTTAATGTCATTGCCCACCATACCACCCTGCGCGAATCCCGCGACAGGAGTCTCCGCTGGCGTTGCCGGGGTGGGCTGCAAGCGTAACCGCTCAAGCTCCAACTGGTTCTTTACCGTCTCCGGCATAAACATCGGCGGCGTTACCGTCGGTGTCGCAGGAGGAACCTTTGAACGAATAAAGTCGCTCATCGACTGCTGGCCCGTGGGCGTTTCACCACCAGGCATTGTCGGCGATGTCATTGAAATCGGAGTCATCCCCGTTCCCATGGCGACATTGATGTCCTGACTGGATACACCAAGCTGTTGTTGCAACTGACGTAACTGAGCAGGGGTGTACTGGCCGCTGCTTACCGCCTCACGAATGTTTCCGTAATACTGCTCAGGAGTCATGTCGCCAGCCGCTTGAACACGGGACATCGCCGCAGAAGGCCCAGTAGCCATCGGCATGACAGGTAACGGCACCGACGTGCGTACAGGAATCGATGCGAGCTCCGCCTGGTAGGCCGCCTCCTCTCCAGGTGTTCGCTTGTATATCCCACCGCCATACGGCAAACCAGCCGTGGACTCCGACACAAGCGTACCACCTATGCCCGTGCCCTCAAGCCTTCCTTCGGCATCAGAAACGGTCTCGCGTCGACCTAGCTCTTCCTGTGCCAAAGTGTTCCATTCCGTAGCCACCGTGACCGCGTCCACCTTAGAAAGGCGATCCAGCCAACCCTGAACTTCCGCGTCCGACGGCTCACGGCCTAAAACAGAACCATAAGCAGAACGGATAGTGTTTGAGGCCTCTTCCCTGGCCTTTGCAATGAAAGCCTCTGATGTCTGCGTGGGGTCGTTTGTCCGGCCATAATCCACCCAGAAATCAATCTCTTCCTGCCCAGGCGTCCTGTTTAACCACCTCGAATAAGCAGCCAAGACATCGTCTTGGGTAACGGAAGAAGGCTGCGGCTGAGGCTGCTGGTTAACAACCGTCGCGGCTCTTGGATCAACTACAGTCGTTGACGTGGAAGGCGAAACGTTTCGATTCTCAAGATTTAAATTTATAACGTCAGGCTTTACGGTCAACGAATTAATGTATTGATCCATGTTTTGCCTGGCAGTGTCCCCCGTAAGACTTCCCGACGGAACGACCGTCGCTGCCGCTGCCTGATTCGCAGCATAATTTTTCTCAAAATCCGCAATGGTGGTCGGGGATGATGCGACCGTGGTGTTGTAGACAGAGCGAATCTCCAAAGGATCCGCGTTATAAACCTGGGCCAACTGCTCGGGGCTTACCCCATACAGGTCCATCGCTGCCTTAATGTCGGCGGTTGTGCCACCAGCAGCAACAAGGTTGTCAACGTAGGCCTTTACGTTCTCATTGGGAATCTGTGCAGAAGCAACCGGTGCGACGACTGCAGGGTTGATCGTTAGCGCTTCGTTTGCGCCTTGCTGCGAAATGACAATGGAGTTCGACATCTGAAGAGCAGGGTTTTGTGAATACTGAACATCTGGGTTGTTAACCGCCCAGTTCGCCCACTCGTTTAACTGAGCATCCGTATAACCACCGGCTGGGGCATTGGCCCTTGCAATGTTCTTCGCTTGATCAAATGTTAACGCCATGTTTTCTTAGCCCCCTCTCGGGGGCCTCCATTGTTAAGCCGCTGCCCTCGCATCCAGCTCCCTCTGAGCTTCGACCTTAAAAGCAGCAACTAGGTTAGACCTCGGCTCGTACTGTTCCCAGAACCGCAGCCCAGGCTCATCCGCCTCGCGTCCAAGAACATCTGCGTACAAACCCTTGATAAAACTTGTGTGATCACGGTCCTCAATCATTGATTCCAACATGGCATTTCTCCTGAAATGAAATTGCACAGAGTCAGTAGTACTCCATATCCGCCGCGACCTCTGCGTTATCGTCGGCTTCATCCGTATCCAGCGAAATAAAATTGCCAGCACGAAATCTCATAAGGGCCTGCGTCGTTGAGTCGACCATGTCGTCGTGATCACCATTTGGAAACGCCGCACACTCTTCAATTAATTCATCCGCCCAATCCGTCTCCGGAGCCCAGACCATTCCGGACTCTAAAATCGGGGCGACCGCATTTGCACGCGAAACCTTATCCTGCCCCGCGCGCCGGCCTCCCGGCGAGTACATTGTCACAGGAATACCAACACGGCGCAACTCCTGTTGCAATGTTATTCCAGTCGCTTTTGCCTCGATCAAAACATTATCTGGCCGCCAGTTCTTGTACTCGTCTCGAGCAATCCTTTTCAGCTCAGGAAAATCCCAACGGCCCTTCTTGACGTCCAGCAAAATAATGCTAGGGCCTGAGTCTTGGTCCGCGATAAATACACCCCAGGTCGTGATGACAGAATAGTCCGCCGACTCTTTTTTAGAATACGCCGTGTCATAGGACTGGATGATGTACTGCACCGCGGGTGGATCCTCATATTCCCAGCGCTTCCACCACTCGCGCTTGAGAATCGCGCCCTCGTCATTGGTTGGCTGCTGTTGCCACTGGGCCTGCCACTTCTGCACCGACAGAGAGGCCTTGACCGCTAAAAGCTCCTCAAGTTTCCAGAACCCTGGCCACAGGGGTCCGCCAGAGGGAAGGACGGCCGGGAATTCAATGACTTCCCATTTGTCAGCCTTGTGACTGCTCTGTGCCTTCAATAGCCTGGCCGTCAGGTCCTTGGTTCCCCATCGAGTCATCACGACCACAATGGCCCCGCCCGGCTGCAGACGCTGCCGAGGTCCAGAGGAATACCACTCCCAGGCATTGTCCAGAGCCAGGTCCGACAGCGCGTCTTGCTCTGAATGAGGGTCGTCAATGACCAAAAGATCCGCACCGCGGCCGGTCATCGCACCGCCTACACCCACAGCGAAGTATTCCCCGCCATGGTTCGTGTCCCACCTTCCGGCTGCCTTTGAATCCTGCTTAAGCTCCACGTCAGGGAAGACTTCCGCGTATTTGTCCAGGCCCATCAGGTCTCGTACCTTACGTCCAAAGCGCACAGCAAGCTCGCCTGTGTGGGTTGCTTCAATGATTTTGGTCTTAGGCTTCTTGCCCATGATGAACGCCGGCAGCAGATAGGACGCAAACTCAGACTTCGTGTGCCGCGGGGGCATGTTGATGATCAGGCGCTTGAGATCGCCACTGGCTACACGGTCAAATGCGTTGGCCATCTTCGTGTGGTGGGCGCCCAGGATGGCCTCTGGCCAAACGTATTTTACAAAGTCGATGAAATTGTTTTTGGCTTTGTCCTGGATCTCGAGCTGCATCAGCCTGAGCTCGAGCTTGGCCTGCTCTTCTTGGATCTCAACAGGGATAGATAAGGGTGTTTCGTTCATTTTAAATTTTATAAAAATTTTTCTCAGAAACACCTTTTAAACGAAAGGGGGGCCTTTTACAAGTCGAAGCCCTGCGTAAGATACCAATTCTGTTTTGGGCCGTGAAATTTTGTGTGAAATCGGGCATATAGACCTTCGCCACCGCCGTGGGCCGCGACGTTAGTGCGCGCTAACTAACTTGCGCCCAAAAACGAGATCCGGTGCCGGGACTCTACCCCCGCGGCCACTGGCCGCGAGCCACGGGCCATGCCCGGTGGCCAATGGGCAGCGCTGCGCGCTGCAGGCCGCAGGCGCCGTGCGCCACGCGGCTGGGACCAAGGCCCCGGCGCAACGCGCCGAGGGCCTTGGAGGGTGGCCCTCGGGCCACGCAACACGGCTCCCGGGCCGGGGAGGGCGGGAGGGGGCACGTACGCAGGGGAGCTTTGGCCGCGCCCCCTGGGCAAGGTTTACATAACGCAAGCTGTAGTGCCTTTTATGCGCAAAACAGGGCCGAAAATGACGTTTTTATGCGCTTTTCCAAGGTTTTTGAGCACTAACTTCACTCAGGTGGCCAAAAAAGTCATAAATCGGCCATCAAAAGGGCTTTTATGCCGTCCCAATCGGCGTTTAAGGTCGGAAACTCGGCCAAAGGGGTGATTTTGAGGCCCTGCGTGACCAGGTCGGCCGCCTGGGAGCCAGAAAACAGCAGCAGGTCTGAGTTCTTAGGCGTCGACTCGGCCGTGTGGTAGCGCTGCACCAAGATGAACACTGGGCAGCCCAGCGCCGCATGCTTTTGGTTGAAAGCCACCTGGTGGGGAGACAAACGGACCTTGAAGCCACCCTTTACGACCTTGAGCTCCAGCATGGCAAAGCCTGGGTTCAAAGGGCCAAATCCCAGCAGGCAGTCGGGTATGCCGAGCCCGGTCCTGGACTCGAGCCTGGTTATGTGGCAATCCCTCAGGTTTTCTTTAACTCTCTTGTACAGGGCTGCTTCCGGTTTTGTCGGCATCGCCTTCCTCAATGGTGGGCAGCTCTGCAGGCTCCTTGATGGCCTCAAGCTGCTTACGTTCCTCAAACGGTGGATCAACCTCAATGCTGTCTTCGACCTCGTGGGCCTCGACGTCCAGGATCGCCTGCGGTGGCGCTCCGTACATCTTCTTGATCTCTTCAAGCTTACGCATGACCTCGTCCTTGCTCATGCTGTCAATCGTGCCGTGCCTGATCTCTTTGCGCTCGACGTAGATGGTGCCCAGGGCCTGGCCACGGCGATACTCAGCCTGAACAGCAGCGCCATAAGCGCCAGACTCAAGCGCCTTGTCTCGGATGATCTGCAGGTCTCGCATGTGCCGCTCGAAGTTCGTGCCGTACTTCTGCGCGAGCTCCGCCCTGTATTCCTGGATGGCTGCGACGACGTGCGGATTGAGCTTCGGATTGGTGAGCTGCCACGCCATAGCAGAGGCGCTCGCAGGCTTGTAACCAGCACGGATGGCTGCTTCCTTCATGGTGACCTGGCCATCGGCGCTCACGAGCTCCTGAACGAAGGTCCACTCCTTATTGGTCAGCTTCTTACGCTGCGACTTCAGGGGTGCAACCTTCGAGTTGACCCGCTTCTTCATCTTGTCCGGCAACACTGGCGGCACGTGGAACACGTCTCGGTAGGTCATCAGGCGATCCTCTTACAAACCCAGTAGCCAATGTGAACGTCCTCTTTCACAGTGAACTTTCGGCCAGCATACCGGCGGTAGAAGGTTTTGAGGGCGTTGCGCGCGGCAACGGCGTGGTCCTGGCTGTCAAGCAGGAAGTAGTCGTCCAGCAGCATGGCCTTAAACGGATACCGAGCCCGGCCGGTCAGCAGGCTATAGCGCACAACATGCTTGCGAGGCTTGACTCGGTAATAGTCAGAGGGTGCTTCTGAACGGCTAACGCTAGGCGTTTCAACAGTTTGCGAAGTATTCATACCCAGGATTGTACCCAAACCCGTCAAAAACAGGCAGTAACAGCCCTTTGCGCAATACTCTTTAAGGGTGTTTTTCAAAAAAAAAGTTTTTTTATCTTACAAATGAACCGCGCGCGCACCCCACCCTTTTTTGGTTTTGATGGTACTTTTTAATACACCACAGTACACCACCATACACTACCCTAAACACCCAGGTGCGTGGTCCTTGGTCCTTGATTCAATTACCTTTTATCACCCACAACACACCACTAGGGTGTTTTTTATTCAAAAAAATAATTTCCGTTTTCAAAAATAAAAACACCCTTATAAGCCTCAGTGGTGTACTGCCCACCATACACCACTCCAAAACCCCACAAAACCCCCCCAAACGGTTGTATTCATTGAACATTCATGCAGTACACTCACCTGCTATGGTCCGTTTTCGAGCAATACACCACCTTTCTGAGCAACACACCACTCTTTTGCGTGTGTTACAGCTCGCCTGCCTGCCGGATGACGAGCCTGTATTCCCTGAGGATGGTTCGTGGTGGTTGGGCCGTGATGCGTCATCCAACCAACCTGTCGCCTTTGGCCTCGTGCAGCCCTCTCAGCAGTGGCGTGACACCGCTTACCTTGCTCGGGCGGGGGTACTACCAGCCTGGCGTGGTCAGGGCCTCCAGCGCCGTCTTATCAACCTTCGTGAGCGTTATGCCAGGAAGAAGGGTTTTGTCTGGATGATTTCTGACACCACCGACAACGTCCCCAGCTCCAACAACCTCATTAAGGCCGGTTACAGGCTCCTGGAGCCCTCCGCCCCTTGGGCGAATACCGACTCACTCTACTGGGCCAAGAAGCTCACCACGGACTGATTAAGTGCCTTATAAGGACCCTGTTAAGCGCAAGGCCATGGCCAAGATCTACAAGGCCCGTTGGTACCAGAAGAATAAAGAAGTAACCAAGCAGCGCTCTCGGGTCAATAAGAAGAAGCAGAAAGCGCAGTGGGACGCGTTTAAGGCGAGCCAGGTCTGTGCGCATTGTGGCGCGAGCCATCCGTCGGGCGTGATCCTTGACTGGCATCATGTGGTCCGTGAGGAGAAGCAGTCGGTCCATCTCCTGGTGAAGAACTGTCGGTTTGCGGCGGCGATGGAAGAGATCAAGAAATGCATTCCTCTGTGCGCCAACTGCCACCGGATCCTGCATTGGGAAGAAGCGATGGAGCGCAGGCGCGAGAGGAAGCGCAAGAAGGGCTCAGGCGGTTAGTTCGT